ATGCAGGAAATCGTTCAGATTTGCCTGCATTTTATTTGGTCAATTCAAATAAAGATTATATTTTTGCACCCGCAAACGAAAGGAAATGCACTCTTAGCTCAGTTGGTAGAGCAACTGACTCTTAATCAGTGGGTCCAGGGTTCGAATCCCTGAGGGTGTACTTTCAGATGAAGTTGCACGGGAAATTTGACAATTTATAGTGGATGCACTCTTAGCTCAGTTGGTAGAGCAACTGACTCTTAATCAGTGGGTCCAGGGTTCGAATCCCTGAGGGTGTACCAGGCCGTGAGGCAAAACATTGAGAAGTCCTGAAAACTTGACCGGTTTTCAGGACTTTTTTTATTATTCCTATCATTCCGATACACTATCGTTTTTCAGTTAAAGTTTATTATGCCTTCTTTTAAAGAAGGGAAAAGAGGAAGCTTTTCTGATATAATCTTATACATTTGTAGCAGAAAATACAAGCCTCAAAACGAAATGTGATTATTTCCCAAAACGAAATGTGATTTTTTCACGCTTATTAACTCAAAACGAAATGTGATTTTTATTGTTAAAAACATATTCTTAATCTTTATCTCATCCTTTTAAATAGCATTTGTCTTGATTGATTTGAAGTGAAGCCATTTCTTTCCGTTTACTCGAATGAAGTTCGCGGGGATAAGTTGGCAGAAGTCAGAGAAACGCAAACCGACATAGCAACAGAATAGGAACGCATCCAGCACATGACGCAACTTCCTATCGTTTATTCCCAGATAATGTGTATATCTTTACCTATTCTTATCTTTTTCATAATTACATTATAACATTTCTTCAAAGGCTTTCTTTACAAATGCCTTATATCCGCTGTCGATGTACTTTCGGATGATTTCTATTTCACTCTCATTTGCTTCTACTTCTCCGTCTTTGTAGATTCTTTGTGCCAAATCTAATTCTCCCAAATCTGAGGTTTCACTATAAATGTAATTCCCCAGTTCTTTCGAAATATCACGAGGTTCCAAGTTACCTTCAATGTCCCTTGTCGGGACAGCTTTAAAATTAAGTTTTTTCATATTTAAATGGTTTTTATAAATATACAAAAATTAAATCAGGATGCAAACAACAGAGGTGATTCGTAATATACATTTAAAAACACTGCACAGTCTGCGTCAGCAAATCCATACGTTCCACCCATTTGCGTATAGTGAGCTGTTGAGTAAACAAAATATGAAGATGTTCTTTCTTTTACACAAGCAATCGGGAAATGTGTACCACGTATAGGCGTTATCTGAACCTTGTATGAAGTATCTCCTATATTGTGTGTTACTTTATATGTTCCTGTAGCGGTTTTTTTTACAGAAAACTCAATAATAATTCCGGAACTATTAGGTATAGAAACGCCAATTGAATGTTCTAAGTATCCTGAAGCTGTTATATATGCGGAGAATATACACTTAGCATAACGAAGAAAAGCGCAAATGGAATACCCAGCTTGTGTTTTTCCACAATACGTAAGCTGTACTCCTTTCGTGTTAACTGTAAGACCTGTCCCATTCTCATCGTATATCTTCAGACCGTCATACTTCAACGTGGTTTTCAAGACCTTGTCAGTGCTTTTAGTCTTGCCACGAAGGAATAAAGATTCGGGCGTTAATGTACCTTGCAAAGTAGAGCCATCCGAATATTGTGTAGTCAGGTCTAGCTGCGCATAATATCTAGTAGTACCTGCTGTATTCCTCTGATATTTCAGCTTGAACAGTTCATTGCTTCCTTCCGTCATTCTAATGCCTTCCTTGTTTACTAAAGTACTTACACCGTCCACATTTGTCGCATTAAGTGTTTTTACTACAAGAGCATCCGCTTCAATCAGACTTGTACGAATATGTCCTCCCTCAATGATTGTATTTCCGGCTGTTGCTGCTGAAACCATATCAGCATAGCTGGCATATCCTAACTTTTTAGCCATATCCTCTTTAGAGGAGTTTATGCCAGAAGTAACATCTCCTGAGTCAGCTTTATTATTGATTGTGCTCTGCAAACTACTATTAAGAGAACTGAATGTAATCTTTCCTTGTAAAGATACATCTTTTCCGAAAATACTTATGGCGTTCTCTTTAACGGCAATTCCTGTCTTAATCTCTTCTGTTGTGGAATAATCGCTAGGCGCAGCACTCCACGGTGTTGACCTTTCTCCCTTTTCTACTTTCAAATTCCAAACACGGAAGTAACCTATCGGGCTGCCGTTTTGTAGTACAGAAGAAATGTAATCTAATCTAAAGAAGATATTAGTTTTATTTGTTTCGGTTGCTGTGCCACCAATAGTTATAGGTTTTGATATGTATTTACCTGAACCATTAGATCTTAAATCAAAAGTAGTACCAGCCCATTCGTACAAAGAACCAAATTGGCAATTTATTTTTGCTGTATGTTCTGTTGTGGTGTTAAAATTGAGATTGCTTGCCTCATACTCAAAAGAAACTGTAACTATATCTCTTTTTTTAAGTCCTGTTATATTATAAACGCCCCATGTTTGATTGCTTATATTGCTAAATGTAGTCAGCTTCTTTTCTGTACTAGTTAATAGAGCATAGTTCTGATTAACAGATTCATCTACTTTGTAACAGTATAATTTTGTAACATAAGCTGCACCAAAATTAGAAGTAGATTCAATATGACATGCGTGAATTCTCGCTCTTGAATAACCTGAAGGAATTGTGATATAACCTTCAACTTTTTGCCATCCGGAAGTCTTTGCTGCAACACTTTTAGACCATAGCCAAGAGGATGTTGCGCTATCATTAGATTTTATCAAGCCTAATCCTACACTAACAGGATAATTACATTGAGAAGCATTTATATAGGCTGATATATAATACTTTTCACCCTCTGATACATTAAAAAGTCCGCTTCCTACTACATCTCGTTGAGTAGACTTCATACAATAACTTGTAGGACAACTATTGTTGGCAGTTGCCGCACTAACTCGTGAACCGCTACTGTATAACATGCTATAATTAGCATCATCGAAACAACTATCAGGAACAATGTTGGTTATCTTGCTCACACTTGTAACCTTAGAAGAAATACCAATCCAAATGTTATCAGGTTGTAACGCGACTTCTGCTTTGCTTACACGTGTAGTCAGCGCTGACAAATTGTTATTAGTCTGATTCAGGTTGTTCTGAACGGCTGTAACTTCTGTCTTTTCGGCTTTTAGCAATAATTTTTCTGAGTGCTGTTCTATGACTGTTTGCATAGATTTTACCGTCGTAATCGTTGCGTACTTCTTGTCTGCATTTTGTCCGGCTGTTGTTATAGCATCATTCTTAGCCTTATTTGCCTTGTTGGTAGCATCTGTAGCAGCAGTAGATATAGCATCCTGCTTTGCCTTATTTGCCTTGGAAGTTGCGTCAGCAGAGGCAGTACTTATTGCTGAAGTCTTTGCATCATTCGCCTTTTTGGTTGCATCGCTCGCTGCAGTATTAATTATTTCCTGCTTAATAGTAGTAATTTCAGTAGAAGAAACCTTACTATTAATTTCACCTTCTAGTACACTGAATTGTGCCGTAACTTCTTTTTTGTATTCTGTTAAAGCATTTTCAGCATCTTCAGGAGCAGGTGACCAATCAGTTGCTTTATTGCCTATTTCAAGCTTTAGGTTAGAAATAGTTACTGTTCCTGAATAATTATTACCGCTGCTAATTTGCAAATATATGGCAGCAGTTCCATCAATAGTTACATCTTCTTTAAGCTTGATTTTTTTTTCTACATGTCCTTGTCCTTTATTGGAAGAGTCAAATACTATTAGTGTCTTCCAAAAATAATAGACTGCCATTGAAACTAGGCTTCCTGAGGTATACTGATTATCATAGTCAAAAGAAATAACAATTTCTTTCCCTTTTAAAGATTCTAAAACGCTTTTATCTTTTACCCTATAAATAACATTCGTTTGTGTTACTCCTGTAAATTTATTAACAGACGGTGTTCCTGTTCCTAAGCATAGATTTCTACCTCCAATCTGAATATTATTAATAGCATTATTGGTGTATTCTTTTGAAGAAGTTACAGCAGCAGTAATACTGTTGTTGGTCTGCTCAAACTGTGAACTTACCGTTTTCTTATAAGAACTTAAATCGTTGGCTATACCTTGCGCATAATCTCGTGCAGCATTTGAGATAGCAGTTAAAGCGTTTGTTCTCTGTGTATAATATGCAGTTTGCTTAGTCGAAAAATCAGAAGGAATAGCAATTGTTTCAGGAGATGAAGCCGTAAGAGTTACCAACACAGCACGATAAGTCGTGTGTGCATTGTTGTAATTTGTAGGAGTACCTAGATTGTACTTACTATATCCGTTTGCAATCTGTGTCTTGTCTGCGTCAATTCTAGCTATTTCTTCTTTCAATGACTGCTTTTCTGTTGGAGAAATAGAACCGTCAGAAGCCCAACTATCTAATCGGCTCTTAGCTTCATCAGCATCACTTTGTGCATTGTCTGCTGCTGCCTTTGCGTTGGCAGCATCCTTTATTGCCTGATTAGCCTTTTCTTGTGCCGCATCTGCGGTTTGTTGTGCAGCATCTGCAAGGGATTTAGCCTTTGCTGATATAGCGTTCAATAAATCGGTGCGAGCATCGTAGTAATCCTTAAACTTGCTTCTGAATGCAGCTCCTGATATATTACTTGTTGTTGAAAGACTTGAAAGCAACGGTGTTATATAAGCACTTAGCGTATTATAAGCCGTATCGTAAGCAGTCCTGCTTACTCCGTACTTGTCAGCACTTGCATTGTTTTTAGGCTTTTCAGAAACAATAATATCCCATTCTTTTTTTGTTTCCTGCTTTTCCTGAGCAGTCAGCTTGTTGTCATTTGCTATATCAGACAATAAGGCGTTTGCAGTTGCCGCGCTTTGAACGGCGTTATTGGCTGTCTGCTGTGCACTATCAGCTGCTTGTTTAGCTGCATCTGCCGCAGCCTGAGCCTGATTTGCCTTAGTATCATCCGTATACTTAGAAGCAAGTTCCCAGTGCTCAATAGAAAACTGAGCATTTGCTTGTTTGGCAGTCTTGCATCGAAGCAAATCATTCTTGTAGCTTCCGTATGTAGCATTAACCCACAAATCTCCAATATCATACACCGAGGCATTAGACGGGGTAGTCACAAATACCCTTCTCTTTCCATCTGCCGTGTCCTGCGCTTTTTTAGCGTCAGCCAAAGCTTTTGTGATATCAGAATCGGTTATTACCTGCCATGTATACTTACTACCACTCACTTGAAAGCGATACGCTTTTCCATTACCATCATAATACAAGTCGCCTAAATGTACGTTCTTGTCTTCGTTTGTAGTCCAATTTACAGCAGGCTCGTTACTTAATGTAGGAACTGGTTCATAAAACCATGTTTCAATAGCACCGTCTATTTGGTTTTTAACAGCTTCTAAATCCTTAGATAACTGATTTACAAATGAAATGTTTTCAGATAAATCAGATATAGCATCGTCTACTTTTGTATTGACTTCCCCTACTGCGTTGTCGATATAGTCCTTTACGCTTTCTCCCGAACTGAATCTTATTGCATCGGCAATAATCATTACTTCCGAACGAGAAAATGAAACAAATTCTTTTCCGTCCAAAGAATAGGAATTGATACCACGATACAATTTAAAATACGGTGCATCATTGCCGTATGCAGACAAGATTATAGCTGCCTGACGTGTAGCATCTGTTTTGTTTCCTAGCTGTACAATATCATCGCCTGCTTTTGGTTCTGTAGAGCCTGCATCGCAGTCTGTTTTGGATAAATCTATATAGTTATCTCCTGTTCCTACAACAGCACGCCAATAGTAGGTATTAGTGACGTTCTCATTAACACCTTCCTTAACGTTAAAAGTCTGTGCCCTTGCCAAGTCACCGACAACAAATTCCTGCTCTATTGTTCTTTCTCCGTCCGTGTTCTCAAAGTAGCAACGGTAGAAATCTCCTTTATCCTCTATCTTAACGCAAGACATAGATGCCGGAGTCAGAATAATCTGACCGCCAACATGCTTTATCTGTTGTATAAGCAACCGAATAAATGTGGCTACCTTTCTGACAAGCATACGGTCTACCTCCAGATAACTGTCACCGTTTTCGTCTTTCTTCAGACAGAATCCAGCCCCTAACGCACCAGTAGAGAAATTAGCTGATTCTATTCCGCTTCGTACAAGTATAGAAAGTAAATCTGCAACACCTTGTTCGTCAATATTGGCTCCTTTCAAGCCTTTTTTATATTCTCCTATCGTCAACGCACCACGCAATACCAGTGAGAGTAATTCTGCTGCGCCTTGCGCATCGATATTTGCTCCGGAAATTCCAGAAGCAAACACTCCAAACTCTGCTCCTCCCAGTAACTTTAGCAGAAAGCTGGTTCCGTCTGACTGGTCCTTACGAAGAAGTGTTTTCAATGACTTTAATGCAGAAAAGACATTATTGTCACTAGGAGTTTTTGTCTCAAAAGATTTGATTATATCATACACATATTGTTCTGCCTGTTTGGCCACCTCATACCTTAATGAATCCAAAGAGTTATCTACAGAAGACTTCCATCCTGTACCGACTTCATCCGAACAGGTAATCGTAGCCTGGCACAAGTCATTCAGCTTGCGCTGCACCTTGGTAATACGTGTATCCTTATATCCTCCGGTGGATCCGAAATACTGTTCTGATAACAGACGCACATTCCATCCGATGCGGAGTGGGGTATGGTTCTTCTCGATGTAGTTTCGATCAGTAGTACCTGTGTACTTGTTCGGATCGAAACTGTAAGTATTAAGATAATCATCTACTGCCAGCTTGTATTCCTGTTCTGCCTCGGTGATGTATTCCTGCGGCATGGCGAAATTCCAGGGAATGTACTGATCGCCCGGAGTTGGGATAATTGTACCGCCTGGAATCTGGGTCATTTCGTCCGGATATACATTTATGATTTCCCATTCCCTTGTGTCTTCGTGCCACGCAGCCTGGAAAGAGCCGTCAGTTCCACGGCCTGCCAATTCGCCTGTTTGGAATTTCAGCTCGTAGTCCAAATCCGGAATCTCGTAGTCTTGCGGGTTCCAGTTCATACCGTTGTCTTTAAAGTAATATACGGTGTACTTCCGTCCCTCCTCGCTGGTTTTCTCTTCCGTACGTACAGAGGAAACAGTACCGATGTATTTGGGGTATATCTCCGAGAAGGCTGTTTCTTCCGTTTCTTCCTTCACGCCATACAGATCCACGTTCTTATCTACATATAGAGAACGGTCAGGTAGTTGAAGACGGGAATATCCGTATTTACTTGCATCTATGTTTCTCGTAGATCCCAGCGGGAACAGACGGGTAAAGAACTTAACCTCTCCGTTATCTTCCTGCGCCAGGTTGGTAAGTCCCTGAAGATATCCCAGTTCTACCATTTCGCCGCGTTCTGCCTTACAGAGATTTATCACATAACCGTCCGCCCACATTTCCGTTTCGAATGTGGCGGCGATGCCGTTGCTACCGAAAGCCGCATCCCAGCACTTCACATTCCGATAATCAATAGTCTTGTTATCTGCGGTAATCACTGTTCCGATGCTCCACAGATTTCCGCCTGCACGGCGGTTCATGTTGTCAATCCACAACTGAAGGTGTTCGCGCGGACCACCGTCGTAACTGAATTCAGAAGTAGTTCCTCCTTCCTGGAACAGCATCAGCGTGTCTTCCGCATCGTGTATCGGCGCATAGAACTTCACGCTGTATTCGTAAGTCTGTGTGTTCTTTTGTTTCGGACGATAACGGGATTTTACTTTATAACGCACGCTTTCCAGTTCGATGTAGTCATCCACATCCAGCGGCACGTATTCGGTATGAGTGAACGACGCAGATACGCTGCATTCTCCACCTATTTCTTCCGTGACAGAAGAAGAAGTGTTCGGGCTGGCTGTCAGTCGAAGGTTATTTGCTTTATCGTATATTTTCAGTTCCATTTTATCATTTAATCTGTGTTTAATCGATTCCTAAACGGATGGCTGCGGCTCCAGAAACTTTACGGAGAACAGCACATAGAAACGGTTGCCTTCGTAGCTTTCGTACCAGTCCGGTTCTGCCGGCATATCCTGATATACCATATTGTAGGTTCGGTAATTCTTTACGGCAATAGCAAGCATTCCGGACGTAATCAGCGTCATCATACGCTGGTATTTCTCCAGTCGGTCGTCTGCGGAGCTTCCACGAAGCCAGAACTGCAAGGTACGTTCGATGCTGTTCAGCTTCACGTTCGGGTTCTGAGGAAGCTCCACTCCGTTCCGTTCCCGGAAGTCTACTGTGGTAATGTCCTTCGCCTTGGGCATACGGAGCAAAGCGTCCATGTTCACGTGACCTCCCGCTTCCGTTTCTCCAAGGAACGCACCGTATTCCGTCCATACGTCTGTTTCGTTGATTGTAAGGTATCCTGTCAAGTCCATATTATTTCAACTGTATTCCGTTCAACTTCAAGTCTTCCATCAAGTCGTATATCAGCACAATGTATGCCGTATGAGATGCTATGGTTGCGAGCGTCTGGCTATCCAGTTTCTGTGTGTTACGGATTTCCTGTACGAATTTGTCTGTATTGGCCAGATGCGTCTGCATGTTTCTTCCTATTGCCTCAAAGGTAGATATGCTGTCCTGGCTCATGGTGGTCAACGCACCGCTGCTGGGCGACTGGTTACTACCGGAGGATGAGCTTTCCCAGCCGAAACTGTTCATAATCTGCTCCCGTTCTGCCAACATATCGTTTATTATATTCTGATAATCCTGTCTGAGCTTATCCACTTCATCAGTAGTTAAGCCGCCATCCGCTTTCTCGGTCCAATCTTTGTATAAAGCTTCAATCCTTGACTTGTATTTGTTTGCAATAAGTGATGAGAATACTGCATTCTGCAAATACTTTTCAAAGTTGTCAGCAAAATCCTGGTTGGTAGAATCCAGATCATTCAGCATATCTACAAAGCTGTTTTGGAAGCTGCTGAAATCAACACCTGTCATCACTTCATTCATTTTTTCACCCAAATCATCAATCTGGTCATCACAGGCGATAATCTGTTCCAAGGCATTACGGAATTCAGCATCCAGTCCAGCCCAAAATGTCCACATGTTATCACGGACATTACGTAACTGATCGGCTGACGCCCCCAACAAAGCGTTAGTTATATCATCATAGTTACCATTTTGATTTACATACTTATATAATTCTGAGGCATATCCACCCAAATCTCGGTTTTGCCGATATGCAATACTATGAGAGCCTAAACTGCTACCGGCAGATTTACGTGCTTCAGCAAGAGCATATGCCTGCTGCATTTTCTGATTCAGCAGGTTAACTGATTCCTGATAAGCTTTTTCCGCTTCTTCTCCATAACTGATATCGATATATTGTTGTTTCTTGTCTATCAGCTCATCCCAAATGTCCGACAAGGTTTCATATTGAGATTTCATATTTTCATATTCAGAATAATCCGCGCCGTAAAAAATACCTCCAAGTCCTTTTACTCCAAAAAAGCTTCCAATTGTATCCCACATATGTCCGGCCAGATTACCGACATTCTCCAATATACCTCCGACAAAGCCGGATATTCCCTGATCTCCCAACTGCTCTAAAACTCCGATAATAGAACCTACTATACCGCCTATTTTCGAATCGGCATCGGAAAACGCGTCTATCAGTGTCCCGATAGAACTTCCTAGTTGGGAGAGGTCACTTCCTGCTTCGCTAAGTCGAATCATACTGTCTGTAACTTTAGAGAATCTTTGTCCAGCCAGATCAGCAGCCGCGTTAACATTAGCCTGAGCGTTGACGACATTAGCCTGAGCCTGATTTCTTTTCTTCAAAGCCGCTTCTTTCTCTGCTTCTGTCCCCAAAATAAGGGATTTATTGTATTCCGACTGTGCCTTTTCCAACTCATTCTGTGCCTCTGCCAATACCTGTAACTGCTCCGGCAAATTTCCAAGCAATCCGCCTTTCTCAATTATATTCTGCTGGATTTCATTTAAGGCTTCATCCAAGACCTTACGCTCATCAATCGCCATGTTTTTATATTCCGGCGACTGGCGGAATTGTTCCAGTTGTGCGCGTAATTTCTGCAACTCTTGTTTCGCTACCTTGTCAAGATTTCCAAAAATCAATTCCCAATTGATACTTTCCTTAAACTCCTCAAAATCTACAGCGGCAACAGCTTCTTTCCCTTTTTCTTTTAAAAGCTTCTTTTCGGCTTCAGTTTGTGCCAAGGCAATTTTTTTAGTATACTCCAAAGCTACAGCCTCTCTTTTTTCCTGCCAGGTCCCATATTGTTTGTTATATTCTATTTCAGCGTCCAGTGTCTTATCCAGATATTCTTTATTGATCTGGTATATCTTTTCCGCTAATATTTTTTCCGCTAAAAGCCTTTGTTCGTTCGTTTCTGCTTTCACGTCATCATACTGGCTCTGCGGGATGTTGTCACCTTGCTTTCGTGCCTTATCCATTTTGGCAATCGTGTCCCGTTCCTGCTTGTCGATATCAGCTAGCTGTTCATCATACTCCTGTTTAGCCAGTGCCTTTCGTTTGGCGATACCTTCCTGCATGATCTGAATACGGAGTTTCTCTGTAGTCTGCTGAGCTTTTACGCGTGCATCGGCAAGCTGGGAAGCATAATCGGTTTTTTCTTTTTTACCGTCTCCACCGTTTCCTCCTGAAAAATCGGTTGTGTAAGCAGATGTATCAATTTGTTTTACTGTACCTTCTATAATTTTATTGTTCTTCGCTATTTGGTCAGTATACTTCTTGATATTTGACATACGGCGTTCATATTCTTCTATCAGTTTACCTTCCGGTGTATTACTGATCCATGCTTTCGCTGCGCTGTCTACGATGATGCTTCCTTGGTTTACCTTTCGGTAATTTTCCCACATCTTTTCACGTTCCTTCAATGCTTTTTCATATTCAGCCTTATTTCTGTTTGTCCAGTTTGTATCTGCATTGATTCCTCGCTGTAGCTCAAAATTTTTCTTAGAATAATCAGCTACGATATCCTCTGCCGCTTGTGCCTGACCTTTGCGGATAATGGCTTTGGTTAAATCGTCATAAGCAGATGCGGCTTTCCCCGCAAGAATAGCCTCATTAGTCAGTTTGCCAAAATAGGAGGGATACATCTTTTGTAATTCATCCACAGCCTTGTTTCGTTCTTTCATGGATTTACTGCTATCCTGGCTGGCGGTGTAAAGAATCTTAAGTTTAGCTGATTCCTCAGAAGCGGCTTTTCCACCTTCACGATGAGATGTATTTACAGCTTGTTGTAACTTCTGCGTTTCAGAAAGTTCTTTATTGGCTTTTCCTAAATTCTTTACCCAGTTTGCAATATCCTTTCCAAACACAATACCCAGCGATATGGCGGCCACAAGTGCCGTCTGCCATGAGAATACTGCACCAGCCAGCTGTTTCCATACAGGCACACCCTTTTGTCCGGATGCTTTCAATAATTCATTCTGCTTGCGCACATCCGAAATGGCATCCGCCAGCATCGGAAGGTTGTTTGAGATAGCGAGGATAAACATCTGCGGTCCCATGGCAAGTGAAGGCAGCTCTCTAGCTACCTGGCTGAACTGCATCTTCAGGTTGTTTGTCTTACGGGTAACAGCTTCTGTGTCGATGTCGATTGAAGGTGTTTTTGCGACATCCTCTTTTGTCTTCTGCAAATCTTTCAGACCTGCCTTCAATTCGTTTATCTGTCCGGTCAAAGCCTGTACATTGGCCGCTTCCTGCGTGTAGCTTTTCCCGGCTTGCTTGTTCGCTTCAAGCTGCTTGTTCTGTTCGGCACGTACCTGCTTCAATGCTTCAATCAGTTGCAGAGTCTGATTTTCCACATCATCCACATTCTTACCCACGCTCTGTAGTCCGGCTTTGGTAAGGTCTTTCATGAATATTTCGAGCTGTACAGGTACTGCCATATCCTTAATCTTTTACTGCGTATTTTGTAAAGAACTCCATCGGGTTCATTCCCTTTGTCGCATTTAAATTTTCTGTTTGTTTGTGACTGTTTCTTTGTTTCTCCCGTTCCTCCATTTCACGGATCTGCTGCATCATGTCCGGCTTTTGCGGTGGAACCCAGTGCGGCATGTCTGCCATCATCATTTGCAGGGTAACTACATTTACCTTGTCCAGAATGTAGTCAATGCTCCATCCTGTTTCCGTGGCCAGCTGACCTACTACGCCGAAAAGGCTATGCGAAGGTTCCGTATGTCCCTTCTTTAACTCCTCTTGTCGTTTGCGCTTTCGTTCCGGCTCGCTAAGGGCTGCATCTTGTTCAGAGCTGCTGCCGATGCGATAATAATCCCGAAAGACGTGGTAGATGTACTGCTCAGTATCTGCCGCCAGGCGGATGCAAGTTCGTCGGGTGTCATCAGTTCCCGTAGCATCCATGCCACCATGCGGTTCAGCACTCTTCCCAGTACAGGACCTCGCACAATTCCGTATGCCACCATCCGGCTGATGTCCTTTCCATGCAGGAAGACAAACCGGACACGCTGGTCCAGATTGTATGCGTCATATTCTTCCGGAGTCACCCCGATTCGGAGATAACGCTTGCTTATTCGTATCAGACTGCGTGTGGTAGGTGTCTTCATCGTAATGCGGAACGGACGTTTCCTCAGTACCGTATGAAGCGGCAGGCTGATTCCCCCGTCACTGAGGGAGATGCCTGCCAGCAGTTCTATATCCTGTGTCTTCATCATCCTGCTGCATCTGCGGTTGCATCACTTTCATCCGGGGTTACACCGGGAGGATAAGTACGGTAGCGTCTTTCCTTTCCGTCTGTAGGTTTCAGCATGTCCACACGGATACCCATTGCCAGTACATTCTGCATATTGATTCCGTTCTGGAAGCCGTTACGGCTCAGACGGGCATTGAATATGCGGAAGCTGTGTCCGGAATGCATGGATATTGTCAGCATACCGTTTGCTACAAACTTAACCGGAGGAGTATAAGAATCATCCTTTTCTTTCTTTCCACCGAATACATCGACCATGCTTTGTGCATCCAGCTTGATGAGGTTCATCGTGAATGCATCGCTTCCCGGATTGGTCATGATGCTGTCTACGGGTCCGTCTGTTACCTGTGCGGCCATCACATCCATAAAGGTAGGCGCATTTCCTGCCGGCTGCATCCCATTTTCATCCAGCCAGCCCAACGTCTTTTCCTCGCCTTCCGGTGTCTTGAACTTTACGGCGGCCACACCATACATCAGTCCGTTGCTTTTATCTGCCATAATTTTGTCGTTTTTAATGTTTGCTTAAATGATATTTAATCAGTTGCCAAATAAGGATAATTCCCAGCAGGGTCAGGGCTGTTCCTGTCAGCCATCCCTGGGCTGCGGGGCGTGTTTCCTTTACTTCACTGTTCACAGTTTCATCACGGATGCGGTGGTCGGTTTCCGTACGAGTCACGGTCACCTGTCTTCCTGTGCTGTCGGCTGTTGCCGTGACGTTCACGCCACCTTCTCCGTCCGATTGTATGTCAATACTCAGACCGTCGTTCCGATAGCTCAGCCCGAATCCGGCAGGAAGCTTACTCAGGTTCAGCCACTGCTCCGCACTCACCGAGCAGGTCGCCGTCCTCTTCGGGACCGGCTCGTAAGTTGTTTGCTCGGTTACGCTCGTTCGGAGGCTGTCCGAGCGGACGGTTTCCGAGCTGGCCTTTCTGCTGCTGGCGCAGGAAGATAATGACAGGACAGCGGTCAGCATACTTGCAAGTATGCAGTTTTCGTAAAGCCGTTTCATGATTGATATTCCGTTCGTTTTGTTTCCGTAGTTGTTTGCTTAGTTCCAATACCGTGGCACTGAGGTCATCATACAGAGCCTTGTAAGTGCCCTCGGTTTCTTTCACTGCACGGACCTGGTACACTTTCCTGTCACGCCACCAGGCAATGGCAGTTACCAGCCAGCCGGCAGGAGCCAGCCATTCCATCAGTGACTGTAACAGGGTCCAGTCCATAATGCTCTACTCTTTTTTAAACAGCGCTCCGATAGCCTTAATCACATCATAGAATCCGCATCCGCTGAGTCCCGCCGCCAGTCCGTAAATCAGCACCTGCCACCAGATATAGCCTGTAAGTAACGGAGTGAGCTGCAACAGCCAGGCAAGGATACATACCACCATGCCCACGCCGCATGAAATCAAAATTTTAGCCAGCTTGCTTGCGGAAATAGCCGGAACAACCTTCAGAATCTGTGTCACCAAGGTAGAAACCAGGGCTACGATTCCGGTAAAGCTACCCAGATCGATAAGGAACGATGTTTCAGGTTCAGCAGCCGGAAGTAGGGTCTGCGCAAAAGAAGCCAGTGTTGTAATCAGGCAGAGGCTGAAAAATAAGATAATCCGTTTCATTTTGTTGTGCTTTATTGGCGTAGCATTTGGCGTACTACGCCATGGTTATAGTTTCAATATTTGTTTTCTGTTTTTTCCGTCACGCTTGTAAGATACATGCACCCAGGAATAATTCTTTTCGTCGATAAGCTGGTCGAAAGGCAGATTCTCACGGATGTACTCAAAGAGCTTACGGTTTTCTTCCTTGCTTCCTGCTGTAATGTCGGCAGCTTCTCCTTTCAGATGCTGGCTGCTTGCCGCACCTCCTACCAGCCGGTTCAGTTGCGGACAGCGGTAACCGGAATTGACTGTAATCGGTTTTCCGTACCATTCACGGAGCGGGTCAAGCACATTGTCGGCAAGGGCTTTCAAGTTACCCGCCTCCTGAAGAGGCGGTGTATTCTTGATTCCATGAGCGTCGGCGGTGGTACTGGCACAAAGTTCTCCCATTGTAAAGTGTTTCATGACTTATCCTCCTACTCCTGCATTAGATATTTGTACATACTTCTTTCCGGTCCACATCAGTACAGTACTGTCGTTTGCGGCGCATTCTACGCCACCTATCGTTTGTTTGTTTGAAGCATGCTCGTTGTTTACAATCAACAAAGAGCCAGGCTGTACCAGTGTGTTTACAGTATAAGAACCTGCTGAAGCAGCACTGTCGAACGTCATTACCTGCGGATTTGTGTCATGCGTAATGTGTGAACTGTCGGTTGGCTTACGGTTTACTGCAATCGGAAAAGGAATACGCTGGCAGCGTTCTCCTTCTTCCGTGTAAGGGGCGGTAAAATCAAATGTACGTCCTGATTTACTATTCAGATAACTCATAGTTTTATCGTTTTTTTAAAGGTTTGTTACTCATGCTTTTTAGTTACAATGGCTCCCAGATATTTTCCGGTAGTAGGCAGTGCCAGTCCGCGCATGTTAAAGCCGATAACGTCACCACGGTATTCCGGATCATTAAGACGGTAGTACATGTCGAAATTGCTTTTTGCTGCTCCTACCGCTTCCTTATAGAAGAAGGTTGAGGCAATAGCGTCTGTACTGTTTACAGGAGCTCCATATGCTACACGTTGTCCGTTTTCTCCATTGTAGCGTGGAGTCATTGCGGTGATATATACCTTGAAATTAAACATTGAGCTGCCGTTGAAGAAGCTTTTGTACATTTCCAGATCCTGTTTGCGAAGGTCGGCTGCGTGCCACGGATGAAGCAGGAGGATTCGGCCTTCTGTTGGCATATCCATCAGGTTGCATTGGGTATCCAGTTTCAGCAGTTCTTCATAAGTAAAGGCATAGTACGTGTTGTTGATGCTGCTCTTGTTTCCTGTGCTGATCACATTGACCGGAGTGTTTTCCGTATTTTTTGCCGGTGACCAGTTATATCCTGCCATCTTCGCAAACTTAGTCTGCAAAGACACACGGTGTCCGCGGATGACGCTTTCGCGCTTACCAGCCGCTTCCTCCACTTCGATAGCGTTGATGTGTACGGTATTTTCCGTGTCAAAGCGTTTCATCTCCAGTTTGTATGGAATATCTTCACGCCTTACAATAGGAATAGGCCATACTTCATTGTTCTCAATTACTTCCGGATTTACACCCGCTTCCTGAAGGTTCAGGAAACCGTTATCTGTCCATGCATCGAGATTTCTACCTTCTGCAACAAATGAGGTGTCCGGAATAAACTGCTCCTCGATTCCGGGAAGCCAGATTTCTTTGTTTAATCCTGCCATGTTTTGTCTGTTTTAAATAGTTTGTAAAAACGGTTTAAGCCGGTTCATGCCCATAGGCTTCGCGGAATTTCTGACGGTAAAGCTCCTTGTCCTGCTTCAGTTCTTTCAGACGGTCAGCCTTCAGAATATCCTGGAAAGTCATGTCACGCAGGGTTATTGCTCCTGACTTTCCTTCGGGAATAACCTGTGTGGCTACAGCCTGCCGTCTGGTAATGGAAGACAGGCGTACGGAAGCATTTTCAAAATCATTCTCCAGATCTTTCAGCCATGCATCACGTCCGGAAGCATCAATACGTCCGTCCTTTACGGCTGCATCCACCAGAGAGACAGCCTGTGCCTTTCTGGTTTCACGTTCCTTTTGTTCGTAGGTGTCCAGTTTTAGCTGTAAATTCTTTTTTTCTGTTTTCAATCCGGCTATTTCCGACTGATACTGATCACGCAATGCGATGAGCTTGCGCACTTCTTCGGCAATTGCCTGTTCGCTGGCTGAGTCGGACAGGCGCAGCATTTGTGTAATCACACTCATATTGTTTTCTTTTTTAGGGTTGAGATTCATATTTTTAATATTGTCAGCCAGACGTATGACCGTACTCCGGTCTGACAGGTCAATCCGTTTGCCTGTTGTACGGTCGTACATGACCAGAGCATTGTGGTTCGCTCCAATCGGACAAATTGATATTTCACGGAGTGTCCAGCGTGTAATGGTCGGTCCGGTCTGTCCGTCCAGTTTCATAAGTTCATCGTCCGTAGCCTCTTCCGGAGGCCATGCACCTACAGATGCCATACGAAGAAATCCACGCTCTACCTTACCGGCTATCTCAGCGGCTTTCGGGTCGGCTGTATCAAATACGATTTCTGCAACTATGGTTCCGTTTTCCTTATATACCCTGTCAGCACGGCCTATTGGCGTTTCCCAGTCGTTATGGTTATACAGTATGACGGGATTTTTCTCAAATTCCGTCAGGTTGGCTCCATCAGTCAGCATACGGAAACCGTAGGTATTGACCGACTCATCGTGTACTGTAAATTTGTATGATTTGTTCATTGTGCTCATGCTTGTTTATCGCAAAATTCGGGTGAAAAATTGAATCAGGCAAATCAGGTTGTAAGCGTTACATTCTGTAATGTAAGGAGTTACATAAATAGGGAAAGCATTACAAACCGATTGGTACAATTCATCGGAACTGTCTACCTTTGTTTTAAAATATAACACGAACGGACATGACAAACAACCTGACAAACCAACAGAAAAAGGACTGGGCAAAGTTGCTGTTCATGCAGGAAGGCATGACTTTTCAGAATATTGCGCAGAAAGTGGGCGTAAGCCGTATAACCGTAGGAAGATGGGCGGAAAAGGAGAGCTGGGAGATGCTGCGTGCGGCTGTCACCTCCACCCGTGAGGAACAGATACGACATCTGTATATGCAGATAGCCCAGATAAACAAGGCAATCAGCGAATCGGATACTAAATATGCCACACCTGCCCAGGCAGACACAATCAACAAACTGTCTGCGGCCATCGCCAAAATGGAGGGCGATTTCGGCATCGCCGACATTATCGGAGTAAGCAAGAAGTTCCTGACATGGCTGCGTGCCCGGAATCCGGAAAAGGCAATCGATATTTCATCCGAGTTTGACGAATTCATTAAGACACAACTGAAATGATATGGCAAGACAGAAACTGACCGGAAAGAACAAGCAGTTGGTGGAAGACTGGGAGGAATTCCTGCGACAGGTGCGCACACTGACTGCGGTGGACTTTACCATGAACGATGCAGAGAAGTCCCGAAAATTGAAAGAGCTGGAGGGCGATCCGATAGTATGGATGAAATTCTTCTTCTACAAGTTTGCCAAATATGAGTTCGCGGGCTTCCAGAAGAAGGCAATTCGTCGTATCGTAAACCATTCCGACGGCAACTGGTACGAGGTACTTTCGTGGGCGCGTGAGCTGGCAAAAAGTACCATTGTAATGATGATTGTGCTATACCTTGTGATTGTGAAGAAGAACAAGCGGGTGATAATCCTTGCTTCTGCCACCAGTGATGCGGCTATCAAACTGCTCAATGTGTACCGGGCGCAGTTTGAAGCAAACGAACGCCTGCGATACTTCTACGGGGACATGAGAGGAGCTAAATGGACGGAAGACTATTTCATCCTGTCAAACCGGGCTTCGTTTATGGCTATGGGATGGGGACAATCTCCGCGTGGTGTGAAGCTGGACGAAGTGCGGCCTGACCTGCTGCTCATGGACGACTACGATACCGACGAGGAATGCCGGAACATTGAAGTGCTGAACAACAAGTGGAGATGGTTCGAGAACGCCCTGTTCTTCACCCGCTCCATCAGCGAGGCATTGCTGACCATCTGGACGGGCAACATAATCGCCAAAGACTGCTGTGTGGTGCGTGCCGGAAACAAGGCCCGTGAACTGGCTGACCGTGAAAAGCCGTTGGGACATTGGGACATCATCAACCTGCGTATGGTAGACATCAACCATCCTGACCCTCAGGAAGACTATCGGAACGGAAAATCGGTATGGCCCGAAAAGAATAGTGAAGAAGCCGTAGATGAAGTGCTGGCTCAGGTCAGTCTGGCAGCCGGTCAGAAGGAATGTTTCAATAACCCTGTCATTGAAGGACATTATTTCGATGAAATTAAATGGGGAGAATGTCCGCCTGTACATAAATTGAAATACATTGTCAGCTACGGCGACCCGGCATACAGTAACAAGGTCAGCAAGAAAGCCGCACAAAACTCCTTCAAGGCAAACATCCTGTGCGGACTGTATGAAGGTACGCTGTATGTGTACACCTGTTTCCTTCAGCATGTCACCAACGATGAATTTGTGAACTGGTACTACTATCTGCAAGACTATGTGAAGGAGCGTGCCCAGCTGCGTTGCTTCATTGAGAACAATACCCTTCAGGACCCGTTTTACGAGCAGGTATTCAAACCAATTTTCCTGAATAAGGGAAAAGAACGTGGATTTTACATTAATATCAGTCCGGACGAACGGAAGAAACCGGAGAAGTTTGCCCGCATCGAAGGTAATCTTGAACCGTTGCACCGTGCCGGAAGACTGGTTTTTAATATTAAAGAAAAAGACAATCCTCACATGTTGCGGCTTCAGGAACAGTTTAATCTGTTTGATGACGGACTCCCGTCACCGGCTGACGGACCTGATGCAGTGGAGGGAGGATACTACATGTGCCAGCAGCTTTCAGCCAAGATTGAAACGGGAAGTATCTGGTACGGTAAAAGACATACAAACAAAAAAAGATTCTAAGATTATGGCATACCTGACAACAGAAGATATGTACACACATATCTACCAGGAAAACATTGAAACTATAAGTCATGGCGATGAGGCGATTATGCTTTCTGCCATTGATGCCGCCATAGAGGAAGCATCCGGTTATCTTACCAAATACGATACACAAGCTATCTTTTCCGCAACAGGCAGCGCACGAAACGCTATCCTGCTGCTGTTCGTAAAAGATATCGCGGCATGGCACTTCGTCAACCTCTGCAACGCCGGAGTGGATATGGAACTGCGTGAAAAACGGTACAACCGGGCTATCGAATGGCTGGAGAACAACCAGAACCGTAATAATCCTAATCTTCCTGCCAAACCGGACAGTACGGACTGCGGACATGCTCCGGGATGCCATTGCCAGATGGATTACGGAAGTAACCGAAAGCGGGACAATCATTTTTAAACGATACGATTATGGCAAAGAAAAATAAAAAGAATTATAGGGGAAAGGCTGCCATGCCTGATCCGACAACAGTAAGCAAGGCTTTGCCTACCCCTATTTACAGTACTCTTGTACTTACGCCTCCCAGACGGGAAATAAATGACATAGGAAACTGGAAATCGGCTTTGCGTGCAGCCGATATAGGCATCCGTTTCCCATTGTATGACCTGTACTCCAGTATTCTGCTTGACGGTTCCGTGACGGATGCCATCAACAAGCGTATAGAGGCGATTACCGATGCCGATATTAATTTTATCGCGAAAGACGGAAAGCAGTCCGATGTGATGGAAAACCTTATCAATTCGCTGGAGTTCGAGCGGCTGCTGGAAAGCATCATGTGGAGCCGCTTTTGGGGTATATCTGTGGATGAATTTACATTCACTCCGGAATTTGACTTCAACTCCATTCCACGGAAACACATCCGTCCCAAAGAAAAGGTCATCGTACGACAGCAGGGAGATAGTGACGGAATCAGCTATGCCGGTGACGATATGATTATCCAGTGGGGACGTGATGATGATCTGGGGCTTTTGCTGAAAGTCGCTCCGTATGTTATATATAAGCGGGGAGGTTTTGGTGACTGGGCACAGTTTGTCGAGCTTTTCGGTATGCCCATCCGTATCGGTAAGTATAACTCACTGGACGATACCAGCCGCAGGGTGTTGATTGAGGCATTCGAGACAGCCGGTTCCGCACCTTATATGGTAGTTCCGAAAGAAAGTGAGATAGAAACCACCCTGATGAGCGGAACAACCAACGGAGCCCTTTACGATGATTTCCGGAAGGCGTGCAACGAAGAAATACTGATTACGATTCTGGGACAGACCATGACCACGCAAAGCGGTTCATCACTCAGCCAAAGCCAGGTACATCTGGCCGTACAGGAAAAGAAGCACCGCAGCGACCGGCGTTTTGTTATCCGTATGCTGAACAAGTTCTTTGTGCCGTTACTGGAGAAACGCGGGTATCCGGCAGGTGGTGGAAAGTTCTCTTTTGTAGACAAGAAGGATGAACTTTCCGTAACAGACCTGAAAACACTGAGCGAAATACTTCCCATTCCTCGCTCGTGGGCATACGAGAAGTTTGGAATACCTAAGCCGCAGAACGATGAGGACATTCTGCAAAGCCTGCATCCGGCAGAATCCGTACAGCAGCCTTTTGCAAACGGAAACAAGAAGCCTCGTACGGACGAGGTTCAGGAGCCGAAGAAAGATCCGGAAAAAGAGAACGAGCCTCCTGTACGCAATACGGACAAACAAAGTCTTTGGGAATGGATAAAAGGTTTTTTCGCAGAAGCCCCGACGGGAGCCGGGGCTGGCACAGTCCGCATGAGGGATGATTCGGATCTTGACGAAAAGATAGCCGATGAAGTGTGGAACGGTGAGGAACTGTTCTCACCTGATCTTTTCAGGTTCTTTTCCGGAGAATTTTTAAATGCAATTCAAACATCATTTAAATCAGACGTAAGAAACATTGATACCGGCTTTGCCTACAATGCTCCCGATGATGTTTTCCGTACTGCCATGGAAACCAATCTATATCATTTCAGTGCTGCCAAGACGCTTGCAGAAATACAGGAACTTAACCGTCTGTTCCGGGAAAGCGGGAGTTACCCCGAATTTATGGAAAAGGCGCAGCAGGTGACAAAAATATTTAACCGGACATGGCAACAGACCGAATACGACACTGCCGTACTGACAGCGGAAGCCACTTCGCAGTACCGTAGACTGGTACAGAACAGGACCGTATTCCCTTACTGGCAGTATCTCACCGTAGCCGATGGCCGTGTACGTGAGGAACATAAAAAACTGCACGGAGTGATTCTTCCGGCTAATGACGAGCTTTGGAACAAGATATATCCTCCGAATGGATGGAACTGCCGTTGCCGCGTACGAGGGCTTATGACATTTCAGGTAGAAGGTGAGGATTTGGCTGCTATGCGCCAGCGGGTACTGGACTTTATGGCTACCAAAGAATGGAAAATGCAGGCAGCCCAAGGATGGGGAGTTAACCGTTGCGACACCGCACAGATATTCACTGCCGACCAGATGTACATCCGCAAGTTCCCGCAGCAGGCAGCATCCTATTTGAAAAAGATGACCGCCGACCGCTGGGAGCTTCCCACCGTACAGCAGATGAAGGACTATGCTCCTGGCGACATGCCGCCCCGTGTGGAACGCGATGAAAAACAGCTTTGGGAAGAAAAAGCTGTAGATGGTGTGATTTCGCTGACCGATTATGACGGACGGAAGGTTGTCATATACGAAAAGCAGTTTTTCGGCCATACTACCGCAAAAGGAAGAGATAACCGCATCGCATTGTGGAATGCTATGCTTGATACGCTGATGAATCCAGACGAAGTATGGTTGAACAACGAGATAGAGAAGAACTCGCTCGAAAAGGCAGAACAGCTTGACACCTACTGTCTGCTGAAATTCTATCGCGATGAGGTGGTGGCAGTAAACTACAAGATAGAGGGTGAGGCATTGGTTTTGAAAACGTGGTACGTCATGCAGACTAATCTGAAAGGAAAGACCGTAGCCTATATGAAAAAGAACATCTGGGATAAACGCCGGTGGGGACTGCTCATAAAAAAACGCTGAAGTATGTCCTTGCGTCCGTCCGGTCCGTAAAGGAGAACCATCCCGTGGTTCTCCGCCCGCCCGGATTGGATAGCCGGTGTCATACCTCAACTTGAATTACTCTGACCGAACCTTGCGTCTTTCCATTTCTTGCGGCTGCCCCCCGCCAAACCAAGGTAGGGCCCCATCTAGTCCGGTTGTCAGAACGTTACAAAGATAATGTTTTTAATTTTAAACCACTTGTTTAATTGAAAAACAAATGAATACAAACGATGAATTTGCAAAAAAAATAGCCCAAGCAATGAGCGCGCTTCCTCAACTGATAGCGGAAGAAGCCAAGGAATATTCCAGGACCAGGTTCTCAGAAAAGTCTTTCGATGGTAAACCATGGCCGGCACTGAGTCCGAAATACAAGCCGAAGAAAGGGACTATGCTGGTACGCAGCGGTAAACTGCAAGGCAGTGTGCGTATAGTAAGGGTAACCCCAAAGAAGGTGGTCATTGCCGCCGGGAACAGCAAAGTCCCTTACGCACAGGTTCACAACGAAGGTTTTACCGGAAGCGTGGTGGTAAAGGCTCACACCCGTAAATTAAAGAAACAAGGAAAGAAAAAGAAAAGGACCGTTGAGGTGAAAAGTCATACACGGAAAATGAACATTCCCCAAAGACAGTTCATGGGTAACTGTCCGGAACTGGAACGTAAATTAAAGACAGTAAGCGAACAACTTTTTAAATCCATATTGAAATGAAGAAAGAATACATGAGCGATTTGCTCGAACTGCTTGAAACGGAAGTGCCAGAACTCCGCTGGATTGATGCTGACGAAGGTCAGCTGGATTATTACACCGATGAACGTCCGCCTGTGGCATGGCCTTGTTGTCTGGTAGAATTTTCCATGCCCGACACACGTGACCTGTCTTCCATGGTGACAGTGCCCCAACGCTGTACCCTGCGAGCTGTGCTTACCATTGCCTTCAATGATTGTGCAAGTCTGAACACCCGTACCCCGAAATCCGTACGGGATACTGCTCTGAAACGTTTTGACCTGCTGGAAAAGATAAAGCAAACGATACATGGGCGGTGGTTTGATCATTTCCAGCAACCATACATGCGCCGAAGCTGTGTACCTCTGAAAAGGGAAGACGGACTGAAAGTATATGAAATGGCATTTGAAGCGGCTGTAATCGAATAGTCAGAATTTCCACGTAGGAAACATTTTCTGAAGCTGGCGTGCCGTCACTTTACGGCGGCAAAGGTCTGTATAGAAATCGGCGTTTTCCATCAGCGCGTTCTGGATGGTACGTTCGTCTACAAAAAATTCATGTTCAGCCAGTATCACAGTCACGTCGTCAGGGCGGCGGCGCATGATTTCCTCCCAATAATATTTGCGTGCCACCATCGCACGGTTGCGTAGCATCAGACGTTCTTTTCTATCTGATGCCATACGCTTTAGTGGGAGAGTGACTTTTCGGGTCATTTCCGATAGCGAAAGCTTATATGACGGGAATAGCTCCAGTTGAGAATCCATAGACAACGATTTATCGCAAAATTACAAAAAAATGCGGACATTATCTTATTCACGCACATAATAACTGCTTTTACGACAGCCCGGACCTGTACAGCCGTAGATTTGCACTGTCTAGACAAGTTAACCACATTTTTACAAACATTTAAAAAAGACAGACACATGGCTATCAACTATTCTATTGCGGCTTACAAGAAGCCGGGAGATATGGAAGGCACTGCGAAGTATTACGCCAAGGCACAGGCGAGCGGAACAGTCGAAATCAACGAGCTGGCGGATGATATCGCCTACAGTACGACCTTGACCGACGGTGACGTGCTGAACGTGATCCGTGCGCTGATCAAGCAGATAAACCGCCACATTGCCAAAGGAGAAATCGTAAAACTGGAGAATCTTGGAACATTCCAGGCTCAGATACGCAGCAACGGTTCGGAAACGTCGGAAGACTTCAACGAAAGTTACATCCGTCAGGTTCATCTTCAGTTCCGTCCGGGACTGGGACTGCAAAGCACGCTGGCACTGGAGAACCTTCAGTTTAAGAAGGTAAAATCGTATAAGGAGCTGGAAGGCGAATAATTTACCGCCGGAAAAATGATCTATTACCCTGCGGAAACAGGACGTTTACCGCAGGGTAATTTTTGCAGTACAAAAAATAATTCGTATCTTTACCTATATGAAAGCGATATACCTTACAGACCTGGCTCAGCAATATTTCCCTAAATCCAGTACCCGGAGTGCCGTAGCGCAGCTTCGCCGCTGGATAGTGTTGAACGAAGACTTACAGCAACGGCTTACGGAACTGCATTTCCATAAGGGACAGCGAAGCCTGACTCCCTTGCAGCACGAAGCGATATGTCATTTCCTTGGAGAACCAGGTGAATAATATACAGCAATCCCCGGCATCGGTTTTCGGTGTCGGGGATTTTTGTGTCAGTCTTCAATGTAGAAATCATTCTCCAGCAGCTCTTTCATGTACCGGTCACGCTCTGCTTTAGATTTAAAATCACTTCTAATTGTTACCCATGAGTCAGGATTATCCAAATTTTTTCCCTTGATAATTGGCTTCCCGTTTCTTTCTCCGCTCTTATTATCAAAAAACCTGAATCACATACTTTTTTTTGGTCTCTTGCGTTCATAATTACTCCTCCAATATTTTTAAGACCTGACACAATGCGCCTTCGAGAGTATCAATTCTATTTAGCATTATATCATATAACTTTTCATATTCTTTATCTTCATAAACTTTTTCACATTCACTTTCTTTTGATGAAGACCATTCCAAATAACTATGACATAAATTGCATATTTCATGAAGAGTTGTATCTACAGGCTTACCTTTCAATGTCGCTTCTACAGATGTAGATATTTTATATTGAACTGTTTCCATATTACTCACTTGTTACTGTGTACGTACCTTCTTCGCATGATTCGATTCTCATGTTTATCTCACTCTTCACATCTTCCAGAACTTTCATCGCTCCTTCATTGGTAAAGTCTGAAAGAACCTGGTCGATGAAATCTATTATTTGTTCTTCTTCGCTCATATTCATTCCTCCGTATCAGGTGTTAAATCTTTTACATAAGCCCAACGTATTATCTCATCCATAGTGTATGTTTTATCTATACATGTAACAGTATAACACATATTTCCGTTATACCCATAACCATAATAAACTATGCCAAAATTTAATCTCCCATCATTGGTCTGTATCAAGATTGCTTCTCCACTATAGTACTTGTCAATATTCCTATTCGGAAGTTCAGTATTGGGATGCCATACTGAATTGATTATCCATTTAGCACCTGCAACAAATAATGGTAAGGCATATTGACCTATCGTAGCAGAAGCAGCAGTATAGAGATTAATATCATGATGTTTATTATATCCTTCCTGCAATTCTTTGATAACTTTTTCACGTTCTATGCGACCTTGGTTTTCAATAGCTTCTTTCTTCATAAGTCAATAATTTCAATTTTCAAATCACGTTCCAGCTCACGCATCATGTCGATTGTGTCGTTGTTTTCCACATCGAAGCAGATGCCCAGGCATTCCGGGTTCTGCTTCGAACGCTGCACCTTCAGGTCGCATGGGCGGCTGTGCTTGATCCATACAAACATAAACTGATTGATTGCGCTGTAATGGACTTTCGCCGCCACCCTGCGAGGCTTGAACAGATTAAGGTTCTGGTTCTGCATAGGGTTCAATCTGCTTGATTACTGTTCCGCTGAGCCAGATGCGTCCGCTGCCCTGGCATTGCGGACACACTTTATGTTCGGGGTACTGATGCTGAAAATCTTTTTCTGCATACACGGTCACTGTGCCGGTTCCTCCGCACTGGCGGCAAAGGCATACGCGGCGATGGATATAAGTCTTCTCTGTATTCATCTCTTATCTGCGTTTTCAAATTCGGGTTTTACATCAGGTTCTGCTTCGTAGGGGTAAACGTCCATAATGGCGGTTTCCGATACGGAAGCTATCACGTAATCAGCCATAGTATCTTTCATTCCTTCGTCCTGCTTCTTGATGGCGTCGCGAAGGTCGGAAGCTTGTACAAGTACGTTGCTGGCAGTACGCTTTTCTGCTCCGCTCTTTTCATCCAGTGTAATAAACCAGAGTTTACATTTGAACCAGCGGTCGGCAGACTCTTCTTCACTTGAGAACAGTTCATTGTAATTAGCTTTTGCAACTCCAGCCACCTCAAACTCTCCGCTAATAAACGGTGTCATTTCTTCGATGATACGGCTTTCGGCTTCGGTAAAGCTGAGAGCGTCTACCAGATAGGGTTCTGTTACTTTCTTGTTCATTCCGTTTTCCATTGTTTTCTCATAACGGATTTTACATTCGAACCAATTATGCATCATAATTCTTCTATTTTTGTTGATTGTTTAAATATTACGTTAGTGTGATCTCTTCTCGAATCGTCCGTACAGTTAAGCTCGTTACCGTAGCAGGGGATGGCGTGCTCAAAAAACCAGCATCCGCTGCAAGGTTCTTCCTGATCTTTCACCTCGGCGACCGCGAGCGTTTGTCCGTGCCAGATGAAGGTTTCTCCTAATTGGTGCTCCATGATTCTTTTATTTTTCTGATTAATTCATTCCATCCTTTCCGCGCCATGCGTGGTTCCATCCAGCAGAGCCAGCCAAGTATATCGAGCATTCTTCCCGCAAGTTTCAGAATGAAGCCCAAAATAATCAGCGGACCGATGATAAGAGAAAAGGCTGTGAAAAGAATGATTTGTGTACGTTTGTTCATTATTCGATGTAATAAGATGTTATTACCAGATTGCTTCGCATTATTATGAGAGATAACCGGTTATCATCTTCTCCGAGCAATACACGAACGGAAGCCCGGCGTGCGTGTCCCTCATTCTTCAGTTCTCCAAGACAGCACTCCATTATCATTTTCAGGCGAAGATATTCATCACGGGTAGGCTCCAGTTCCCGGTTCTGAGTTACACGGGTCATGTACTCGTGCAGCTTTTTCATCCAGCGCGGCCACTTGTCACGCCGGATATTAGTCTTAAAGGTTAATTCAGCCATAGCTATTCCAATTTAATAATTTCGCATTTTTTCAGGAAAGGAGATAAATTACGGAAGTTGCAAGCATTGATGAAGCTGCTGAATTTCCTTGCCTTTTTAATATCTTTCACAAAACATAATTCATACGAAAAATCCGATGAGAGTTTTGGGTATCCTTTTTTCAGATAATCTCCGGCTCCTGTCTTGATGACATATATTCCTTTCCCATACTCTTTTATCCTATCATTTATATCTTTCCCTGTCCAACAGGATATGCAATGAGGACCGGATGGTGCATTGTAATATCCTGCATCCGGATTAATCTCTTTTCCACATTTACAACAGAGTAATTTATTCATCTTCCTTTTCCTCCTCAATCCAAAATGTGATAACGGGTTTATCGTAGACCGTGTATACCGTGATGCGGTTATCTGTACGTTCTATCTTATGAGTTATACCAAGTTTGTTTTTAGAGTTTCGAACGATGTATGTAAAGTTGTTCAAATACTTTTCTATTATGTCCATTTCTTCCTTTGCTTGCTGTTGAGTAAGAGATTGTATTGGAAATCTCTTGTGATAGTATCCCGATATTTCCAATGCATATTTAGGAAGAGGTTTTTTTATAAATTTCCTTTCAATTCTGTACTTTTCCATCTTTTTCCCATCCGTTAAGTTCATAAACCATATCCCGTGCTTTCTCTTTGGATCGGCACTCCGCAATGGGAGTGCCTGTGCAAATTGTATCAGTATATTCATTCCGATACACGATCCAAAGAGGACCACGGCGTTCATACGTGTATTTAGGCCGCCTGGACCGCATCGCTTTCCTTTTTTGGTTCTACGTAGAAAGATTCATCCTGCACCACCTGTACACCGATGTTTGCGAACTGTTCCGCAATTTCAGGAATGTCACGGTCGGCAAGCAGCTTGTCTTTAGCCAGTTCCTCGGTTGTGCGGATATACTGTGGAAGGAACTCTTTGCAGAGGTTTGTCACAGCTGCCCAGGTGAAACCTTTCATGTTCTTCAGCTTCGGGTTGCCGGTGCGGAAACCAATGATGCCGTGTGCTGATTCCAGACTCTTCTTTTTGCTGAAAAGCGTGTCCTTATTCTCAGTTGCGTAGGTCTGCATGACATCAAAGGTGCGGTCTTTCGTTTCGTTCAATTCTGCCAACTGGTCGGCGTACTTCTCACGGATCTTCGTCATTTCCTGGTCCATCTTAGCTGCGATAGCCTGAGCCTTTGCGTCTGCCATCGCAAAATCGGCGAATGCCTGTTCGTACTGTTCGCGGCTTACTCCGCTGATTACTGTTTTCTTGGTTCTTTTTGCCATCTTAATTAAGTTTTAATTGTTATTTAAATTCTGTATAGCATAAGCGTATTTTTGCATCTGGATTAAGGGCTTGTACTATCCTTCTTAAATTCGTGATAGAGTCTGTTCTCCAACATATACGAATACTTTTACTCGGCTTGTCTGGATAGTAATAAAGAATTCTCCATACAATATATTTCTTTCTGTTACTCATCTCTCATATCCTCCATTGCTGCCATGTCATATTCCATCTTCAGAGCTTCGTCTGCCTGCTGTCCGCAGAAGTTCTCCAGTTCGCGGAGTATCGTTACGCGGTCGCCGAAATCAAACTGCTGCATGCGGTTCATAATGTCATTCTGAATTTGTTCGATTGTATGTTCCATGATTATTCCTTGTTTGATTTACTGTCCTTGTAATCTTTCACTACCGGGCTACCAATCAGCTCGCGTCTGCTGTAATACACGCTACGTCCTTTCTGATATCCTGTTATCAGCCCTTTGTTAGCCCATCTTTTTATAGTTGTTTTTCCACATCCTATTAATCTGCATGCGTCAGCCTGACCTATCAAATCGTCCGGTGCTTCTGAAATATCCTTTCTAGGTACTTTCTCTAAAGAACCCACCCTGAGTCCTAATCTTCTTTCTACACGATCCAATCGGCGCAGAAGCTTCTTGTATTCCGAGAGGCTCAATGTAATAGTTTCTTCTTCCTCTTCCGGTTCGTCCTCCAGATCCGGACAGATGGAACTGATACCAATCTTTCCGGCGAGGAACTGGGCTGCATCCCGTGCGGCATAGAATAGGGTTTCGTTTCGCTCGTCTTCCGGAACGTCGCGCACATACTGATTGAATACCCATGTTTCGCTGCGCTTCATTTCCAGGACTTCCACCTGTATTCGGCTCGCTGCGTCTGTATAAGCCTTCAAGTGCTCTATTGCCCGATTTATTTCTGATTGTTTTCTCATTTCTCCTCCTTTCTTGCCATTGCCTCAAACTGTCGTTTCACTTCTTTTAGTTCTGCCAGCGACATTTCCGTCAGGTTCTTGCGGAACTTGCTGCGTGTGCGGCAGAACTGGTTGATTTTAGCTTTGTTCATTTCAAAATCCTCTGGTGTGTCGTTCGTGTAGTTCCGGTTCAGGCAGGAAATGCGGAACGACAATGAAAATATCTGCTTTACAATTGCACGCGCCTCCTTGCGGATTCGGTCGGCTGATTCCTTGTTGAAGCGGCTCAATAGCAGTCCGGCTTCTTCTTTGGTCAGCCCTGAAGTACTGTCTGTACGACCGGCTGTGAACTGGCTGATAAATCCGTGGCGGTCTTCATCGGTAAAACCCATCTTGTGAAACTGGGCTTGCAGTGCCTTGATCTGCTGCGGGGTTATGAAGCGTTCTTTCATTATTGTTTTCATGACTGTGTGTTTTATGATTATTCTTCTCCGTGATATTGCCGGGCTTTCTCCGGCACGATGTCGTAATGTCCTACAGGACCGATAAACCGACCCTTTGAAAATGCCCTGAAGCCTTCCACGTAGATTTTCAGCGAGGCATCGTACATCACTCCTTTGGCAGCGCGTCCATTGGGAAGTTGTCCTTCTGCGTGGCTGATGAAGATAAGCAGCTTCCGTTTGTGCTGCTCCTTGAAGTCGATATACTGGCGGTACGTCATGCGGGTATACTGGAAGGAGTCGATTACCACGATGTCGGGACTTTTCTGTCGCCGAAGACGGATGCTAAGCTCTTCCATGCTCTCATTGTCAATCAGCAGAAACCTCTTGTTTACTTCCATCATGCCTGTACGCCGTATGGCATCCTGCATAGTGCGGCAAGCACCTTCCTCCATGGAGTCGTAAGCTACGCGACCAAAACGGCACAAATACTTGCAAAGCTGAAGGGCAAAACTGGTCTTTCCGCTTCCGGAGTTTCCCCAGATGATCCATACTCCCCGTCGTTCAGGAGTACCGAATGCATTATACCAGGGACCATCAAACTGCATTACATCGAATTTCATGGATAGAAGCTCACGGACACCTTTTGCGTTGCGATCGAAAGTAAACTTCTTTTTCTGTGGGGGTGGGGTAGTGTCTTCTTTATTCATTGCTTCCTCCTTTCTTTATGCGGGCTTCGATAATACGTTTCTGACGGTGGATGCATCGCTTCACACGGCGAAGGTCGTTGTCGCTTCGTCTGGCATCCTTCAGCACCTCTTCGATATCGGCACGGTCGGTCAGATTGTTAGCCTGACAGATGGCGTATATGTCATTCTGTTCCGTGGGAGATACATCGAAGAAACGGCGTCCGATACGGCTGTTTATTTCCTTGTAACCTTTCTTGTTGTAGCGAAGTCCGGCTTCCATGCGGCGTTTGATGTAGTCGGTGCTGAGAAACACGATGCCGGAGTGTCCTTCCAGACGGTTGTAAATGCTGATAAAGTAATTGAACACGCTGTCTGTAAGCTTGTCGCCTTCATCGAATACCAGCAGCGGACTCCCCAGGAAAGAAATCATGCTGATGGCATTTTCCAGCATATCGCGGAGGTTGGTCGTGTCGGTGGGTGCGCCTACCTGTTTGGCTATCTCACGTACGAAATCTGAACGGCGCATGTCTTCAGAACATAAGATGTAGAACACGTTGCGGTGCGTGCGGCGGTATTCAATAGCTGCGGTAGTCTTTCCGCATCCGGCATCGCCAACCACCCATGTCACGTTCTTATATGCCTGTGCGTCACTCAGCGCAAACGTGATTTCCTTGAAGGTCTTTCCCTCGTGCAGCGTCCACGAATCGAAGGCAAAGCCTATCTGCACCGCAATGCGGGTAAACATGTCATCACTGATCAGGTCATATTTTCCGTTGCACAACTGGCTGACGGTGGCAGAGCTGACATTTTGCAGACTTTCTGCCGCACGGTTACGGGTAGGATAATTTTCACAATAGGCAATCAGTGCGGTACGCACCTGTTCTTTCATTTCTGTAGTAAATTTCATTGTCTTAATAGGTATTTAAGTATTGTTTAATCAAATAGTTAGAATTTTCCCAAGCTGTCAAGTTCATCAAACGTCAGGTTCGATACTTTCTTTGTCCAGTCACCGGCTGATGCGAAAGTCAGCGGTTCGTCTGCCAGTACAGGCTCTTCCGGAATGTCCGTTTCGGGCATCGGTACCGGAGCTTCCAGTGTGCCACGCTTCATTTCCTCACGGTATCCGTCAAGCTGCTTTTCGCTCACAGCAACCGGGCGCGGAATGCGGAGCTGGGTGTATGCCTCGCCCATGGCTTCCTCCATAAACAGTTCCTCTTGTGCGATGTGCATGGCTGCACGTGTGCGGCGGTTGGCTTCCAGCTGCGCAAACAGATAAGCGTTTTCCTCTTCGGTGCGTTCCTGAGTGGCACGATGGATAGTGACTTTCGGTGTGGCAATGGCCGCATACTTGGCTCCCGTGTCAGTCACCGCCCATAGCTCGATGCGGGTCATGTCTTCCGGATCGTAGCGGTAGAGGAACTGACGGCCTACGTTCTGCAGGTGGAAGTTCATATCTATCAGCCCGTCGTCGCCATACACCATGTAGCTGTATTCCTGCTTGTTCATGCGGAAGATGAAACCTTCCTTGGTGTATTGCACCGGAGCCTGAGAGAACAACATGAAGATTTCGTGTGCCTCATAGTCATCAAGCGGCTGTGCCTGTGGATTCTCTATCGCGGTGTACATTTCCAGTCGGGTCATGCCGGTGGGGCTGGTAGGATGCTGCATCGAGTTCCATTCTTCGCGGCAGTCGGCATACTGCTGTTTCAGTTCCTCCAGCGTGGGCAGTTTATCAATGTTAGCCATTACCATGTCAACATTGGCACGGCTGGAAAGCTTCTTTGCCGTGATGTTCTGACCGGTGAAGTTGTACATCTTGTGAAGTACCTGCTGCTGGAATCGTCCGAAAGCGGACTCGATGGATTTACTCTGACCGTTGTGCGGCATGGTGGTCTTGTGTAAGTGACAGAGCTTCTTGAAGAATCCCTGCGAAGCCAGTTTCTTGTGTCCTCCCTGATTATCGGTCACTATCTCGTAAGGCTTTACCTTCCATGTCTGGAGTGCCATACGGTATGCCATGTACTGGACGAAGAAATTTTCGCCGTCACCGATAAAGTAGCCGAGAAACAGTTCCGTGCAGGCATCCATCACTTCGTATACATCCGTGGTGCGTGCCACCCATCGCTTCTGCCGTTCATCATAAGCACGGTAGTAAAGGTTTATCTTCGTACCGTCTGAGTACCACAGCGAGTTCGGCATGGACGGCATTACCGTATCGAAGGTTGGCATATATTTGTTCTTGAATTCCCTTTCGCCATTTACCGCGGCATACCACCACACCATCACCGCCGGATCATTCAAGTAACTGTGCATCGTGGTAGGACTCTTGATGGTCTTCAGCCCGCGAAGCACCGCCTGACGGTTGTATTCCTCAAAGAGCTGCATATCTGTGTAGACAGGGAACTTGCTCCGGCGGAGCTTCAGCAAAAGAGCACCTTCAGCCTTTCCGATGCGGCGTGCGGCACTGTTGCCCAGATTACCGCTTACCAGTACCTCGTATCCATCGCGCTTGTATGCATTGAACTTCTCACGCAATCGTGCCGGATTCTTCGGCAGTGTGTGACCTGTGATTTCGCGAAGACGCTCACAGCAGATCTGCACACTGCTCCATGTTTCCGCACGGCGGGCAAAGCCTCCTTTGGCATGTTCCACACTGCGTGCCTTCTCTGTTCGCATCATTTCGTTCATCACCTGAGCGTTCAAGATGTATTCCAACTGTCTATAAGGCTCGATACGTGGCTCAAACTCCTTGAAGAATCGTACCGCATCGGCATCGAAGCGGATCTGTGTGTTGATGTACTTTTCCTGCTCACGCTGTTTCATTTCTTCGTATGCATTCTTGAATGTGTCATCGTATGCTGCACGGAGCCGTTCCGGCATGGAGCGGTAGGCAATAAGGGCCTCGCGTCCGTTACCTCCCCGCTGGAGGAGGGTAAGCTTGCCTTCACGTACATACTTGTCGTAAGTGGGCTTACTGATAATGCCACCACGAACAAGTTCCGTAAAGCTGACGCATAATGTGTTTCCGTACATTTCCATGATTAATTCGTTAAGATTGTAGTCCGGCTCCGGGACTTGAACCCGGATGGCAGCCACCTTACTAAGTTCTGCAAGCCGTGTGTGATTCATTCCTTTTTCTGTGCTCTCTTATCTTCTCTGTCCAAACGTATTGCTGCAGGTATAAGTGCCAGGCAAAGGCAGATTGTTATAATCAGGTTCATTGTTCCATCTGTCAGTCGGTTCAGTATGGCTGCTGCCAGTATCAGCAGCAGATAGCGTGTGGTGGTATTGATTCGTTTCATGATTCTATGGTTTTGAGTTTGGTGCCATCCCTATTCTCTCGAACCAGAATGGCAATGATTCATCACTTATGCAGTTGGTTGTAAATTACAATTGAATAACTTCCGCATACGGGTTTTCCATTTCCTTCAACTCATAGAGCTTTGCTCCATGATTCAAGGCATACGAACGGATAAGTCTTGCTGTAGGGCTCTTTGTATCGTATGCCAGAGCGGCATCCACCGTACGGGTTGTAACATTCAGTTTCCGGGCGATTTCTTCTTTCAGTTCCCGGCTTGCTTTAATGAGTTTTCTTGTTTCTGCCATTTCGTTATTGTTTTTATCGTTATTATTCGGTTAAAAGTCCGTCCCTATTCTCACGAACCGGAACGGTTTTGCTACATTTGTAGCGATGCTAAACAAACTAACTTTATTTTGATTATGAGTACTGTATATGTTTATGAGTCTTTTTACTCTGTCGTAGTTGAGTCTGACAGGCATGATACCTGTCTTATCGAATCCAATCGGATCAAATCGCTTGCTAAAGCTTTTAATGCATCCATTGTGAAGGAAGCTAAATCTGCAAGGAAAGGAGATGTGCTCTCCCGAAATATCATGATCAGTTTTAAAGCCCATTCTCATGAAACCATTATTTTTAGAGAAGCACTGGACATTATAATCGGTAGTATCAACATCTGGAATTCGGGATTGAAAGCATATATCTATGACAGTTCAGTGGAGCGGACAGATGCATCTTTCGGCCTCACTGACTAAATTCCACATCTCCTCTATGCTGTTGTCGCACAATGTAACCAAATCCGGGTGTTCTTTCCGACATTCGGATTTGGCTGTTTGTGCGTGTGCTATCATCTCGTCCAATATCCTTTCCAGCTCTTTATAATCAATCTTATGCTCTTTCATAGCTTCATTCCTCCCACGTGATGCAAAGTTGTTCATAAGCTGGTTTCTTCTCCGGATAGTTGCGTCCTTCCTGACGGTTCTTCTTCGCGAGGTACTGGATGCACTTTGCCACAGGATAACTCATCGCAGTTCCGGCATACACCTTTTGCACATGCCCCAGCGTGACACGCTGCTTCTCGGCTGTAAGGCAAAGCTCCGCACGGCTGATGTAGGGCTTCACGTTTTCTTTCCACTGACTGAAGTACGGACGGAACTTGGGAAGAGGAAGACGTTTCGTGCTTTCCGGACGCTCGCCGCTTACTGAGTAGCTTCCGGTTCGCCGGATGCTGGGGAGCACTGTGCCGGTCACCCAGTTGACAAACCTGTCGGCTTCCGGCTTGTTGCTTCGAAATGCAAGTTTGTAAACGGCTGCTTCATTGATTAATGTCATACGTCTAATGTCGCTCACAGTATGTTCTGAGCCGTAAATGGGAAATTTCCCCATCCCCTTCCAATCGTCAGGAATCGCTTTCAGGGTTTTGCCGCTCCAGTCTATATTCAGAGCCATTGCCACATCCTTAGCCACAAACCAAGGCTCATCATTGATTACTTGTGTACGGATGTTCACGTTTTCACTCTCATCGTAGAATACTCGCAAGCTCGCAGCTTGCCGAATGTTTGTTTGTTCCATAATTTGCGTTTTTATAGATTATTTTCTATCTTTAGACCGTCTTCCGTATTGAAGACTCTGCAAAGTAATACAGAAATTCTGAATTATACAAACATAATTCAGTAAAATCAGACAAAAAATTCAGAAAACATGAAAAAAGAGGAGATAAATCTAAGGTTCGTAGAGGCTGTTAATCACCTTCTGGATACACGTATAGTAGCTTCTAAAGCAGATTTGGCTGAAAAATTAGGAATAAAGCCTTCTAAATTTTCAGAAATTCTGAATTATAGAATGAATATAGGAACGGATCTGGCTGCACTCTTATGTTTTACCTATAACATAAATAGCAATTGGCTTCTCACCGGAGAAGGGAAGATGCTTCGTAATGAAGAAAGACCACCATCAGAACCGATAGATGGAGCAATTCCTTTAGCTCATCCGGCTCATTCACCCGGAGAAGGTATTCCACTGATACCCATCAGTGCCATGGCAGGAGCCTTCACCGGCGAGCATACCGTACTTGAATACGAGTGTGAACGTTTTGTGGTTCCCACATTCAAGGGTGCAGAGTTCCTGATCAGCGTAAAAGGAAGCAGCATGTATCCCAAGTATAACAGTGGAGACATCGTAGCCTGCAAACGCCTTTCCATGAGTGATATCTTCTTTCAATGGAATAAGGTGTATGTATTAGATACGGATCAGGGGCCACTTATCAAACGGGTAAAGCCCGGATCAGACAAAGAACACGTCCTCATCGTATCGGACAATGAACGTTACGAGCCATTCGAATTACCTTTGGACAGGATTTATCATGTGGCCCTGGTTATCGGGGTTATACGGCTGGAGTAAGCTGTAATATTATAGATGTAGTTAAATAACCAATAAAATAAAAGACGTATGAAAAAACTATTATTAATTCTGGCAATGATTTTGCCAATGTTTATTACAAGCTGTTCTGATGATGAAGAAGCTACAGTTCTGACAGGTACAACATGGGAATCGACTGAAGAATACGGTGGAATTGTGTATTTAAGGTGGACTCTTACTTTTCAAGAAAGTACATTCTCCATTACGATGGATAAAGATGCTGATGCAGATGGCGTTTTCGATAAGAAAGATTCCGCATCAGGTTCTTATTCAGTAGACGGCAATAATGTTTCGCTGAATGCAGAAGGGTTGATAATGAGCGGAACATTCAGCGATAATGTGATGCACCTGGATTCCGGTGAAGAAGGTGGCGAATTCGTTTATTATAAGAAATAACGCTTAATTGGCATTTAAAAGGCGATTAAAACAATAATAATTATGGGAACGTTCATAAAAGAGATTGTCTATAATCAAGCTTTTATAGACCAGACATCCCGTCGTAAATGAGATGAAAGGAACAGGGAGTTCTGGCAGAAAATGGGAAACCTTCATTCCAGCTATCCTGATTGCGATATTCTCATCGAAGCGTACGCTAAGGAGCACTTTTCTACTGGGATTGCAGAAGACCTTAAAATTACTTGCAGTTCTCCGGATGTTCAGGATTTGGCGAATCGCATATACAACACTGATTATTATGTCGTTCCTCTAAAGCTATCGGAACTGGGATGTGCGGAAAAAGACGAGGTGATTGCTCATATCTTGCAAAACGGCTGATACAATCAGTCAAGTATAAATGCATGTCTATGTAATCACTCACAGATACATTCTCCTGTATTACAGGAGTTATCATCGTGTTGAAATGGGGGGCTTTTACAATTAGATTCCCTTTTTCATCCACAAAATCAAAAGAAACAATCAATTTTCCTGCCATACTCCTAAAAATAGCTCCCGGACTTTCACCGGGAGCGTTCACCTTAATCCAAATACCTATAAAAACGCAAATTCATAGAAAGTATTGGGGCAGAACCCGGACTCGAACCGGGGACAAAACAGCAGGCGTCCAGTACTGTTTGCTCTACCTTCTGAGCTATTCTGCATCATTTCTACACGCACACACACGTTTTCACCGTAAAAATACGTATTATCATCCAAATAAACACTATAAATCAGTGACTTACATTAATTTTACAGCATAATCAATGCGAAAATATATAATACTATCTATATCAAAATATAGATTAAAACGCATTAATAGCACACACAAAAGGCAATCTCCTACCAAATACACGACTTAAAACCAGTTAAAAAGGTATGCCCAACTTTTTATTTTACGCATAAAATGAATAAAAAAGGGTATGCCCAACTAGTATGCCCAAAGGTATGCCCAACCCCTTTTTTAACATTTAAGAGAGAGATTCTGAAACCGCTTGTTTTTCCTGTCTAAATGGGGACTTAAACAGATTTCTAAACACCTAAACAGGCATAAAAAAAGACCGAAATAAGCCTTTACAGCCTATTCCAGCCCCGTTTAAGTGATATTTATAGGGTGATGTAACAAAAACGCATTTAAAGCCCGCGTTTAGGCCGTTTAGATGTAAAGCCGATGTAAAGTAATGTCACATTTCGTTTTGCGTTCGCATGAAAGCCCGTATTCGTTTAACTTGCTGATAAACAAACCGTAACAACATTTTTGCCGCCGTTCTATCTTACACAATTCGTTCTGATGCCCGTAAAAACTGGTAAAGCAGGAAACTGCATAAGAAGAGAGGCAGTTTTTAGAAAACGATCGTAAGAAATAAATGTAATGAAATCAAAGCGATTGATAGGGCTATTGCTGTATACAGCATTGCCGGTTTGGGCCTTTAGTCAGATAAAAGGAACAATAGTAGACATCCATCAACAACCGGTAGAAGGTGCGACCATTGTCATGCAACTACCGGATTCAACTTATTTAGAGGCTACCATCTCTGCGGCCGACGGTACATTTATGCTTAAACCGGAGCCGGAGAGTTATCAGCTTATTGTCCAGCACTTACTTTATCAGACTAGACAAATAAAAGATCGGGCTCATGATGTCGGCATCATTACATTGGAGCCGAAAGACTATAATCTGGAGGAAGTGGTAATTAAGGGTGAAAGACCATTGGTTAAAGTAGAAGACGGGCGGCTTGGATATGATCTTTCGGTACTTTCTGAGAAACGGGCTGTAAACAATGCATACGAGGCTATATCCAAACTACCGGGGGTACAGGAGAGTAACGGGACTCTTTCTCTTGCAGGAGCAAGTTCTCTTACAATTGTGATGAACGGCAAGCCTACGACTATGACAGCAGATCAGCTGGAAACATTGCTGCGCAATACACCGGTAGACCGTGTAGAGAAAGCAGAAGTCATATACAGTGCCCCTCCTGAACTCCATGTGCGTGGAGCTGTCATCAATGTGGTGATGAAACGCTCAAATGACTATTCATTTCAGGGAGAGTTGAGCACATATTATCAGAACAGATATTTCAGTAGTGGCGGTGCGAATGGTAATTTCCGATTATCTACGCCTAAAGTAACTCTGGATGTAATGTATGGGGCCGACAATGCCAAAATAATGGAATATACGGACTTGTTCTCCAGACATACATTAGGCGATAAGGTTTATGAAATAACTCAAAATGAGAAACTAAGTACCAAAAGCTGGATGCATAATGTAAGAACGGCTCTGGAATACAATATCAATGAAAAGAATCGTCTGAATATTGCTTATACCGGAAGTTTTACTCCCGACAGAAACGGTCGTAGTATAGCAGACGGAAGTTTTCAGCAATCCACTCTCGATAAATTTACAGAAAATAAGATGCATAACATAGCTGTACAATACAGTTCCGGTTTCGGACTCGAATTAGGCGGTGATTATACCCGATTCACTTCTGATAATAACCAGACAATGTTAACACAGCTTACAGATAATAGTGAAAACGCATATACCCTGACCGGCGGCCAGCGTATTGACCGTTACTCTGTTTATGCAGACCAGAAACATAGTCTGCCCAATAATTGGGGTATAGGTTACGGTGTTTCCTATCTCTATACAAAAAACTACGATTTTCAGACTTATAATAATGTGACAGGTAATATAAAACCTGAAAATACTGATGCTAAGCTGGAAGAGCAGACAACTAATTTCTATTTCTCGCTGAGCAAGAATTGGGCAACAGGGACTTCGTTCACTGTTTCGGCTACTGGAGAATATTATACTATTGGCAATTATCACAAATGGGCGGTCTATCCGCAAGCCTCGTTGACATATCTGAAAAGTCCGCAACATATTTTCCAGCTATCCCTGTCAACAGACAAGACATATCCTGGTTACTGGGATATGCAGTCTTCAGTCACCTATCTGAATGGATATTCTGAAATTCAGGGAACGCCTGGTTTAAGACCTATGACGAACTATAATCTGAATGGAAACTATATATTGAAACAGAAGTATATCGTTGGCCTGTTCTATAAACATACATCCGATTACTTTGCCCAGTCTCCCTATCAGGCAACCGACCGGTTGGCATTGATATACAAGAACACTAACTGGAACTATATGCGTATGATAGGAGCCAATATCATTGTACCGTTCAGTATGGGGAACTGGTATGATGCAAGGCTTACACTTGTAGGTATGCAGGCACGACAGAAATGTGACCAATTTTTTGACATACCTTTTGATCGTAAGAAATGGATATTTGTCGGAACACTTGATAATACCTTCAAGGTTGGAAAGAACCTTTCGTTTGAACTGACAGGGAACATACAAACACCTTTCGTTCAGGGAACGTTGGATCTTGCAAGCACATTCAATCTTACAGCCGGAATGAAGTGGAACTTTGCCAAAGACAAATGTACACTTACGGCACGTTGCAGTGACATCTTTAATTCCGGCATGCCGGATATGAAGGTTCGCTTCAAAGGTCAGTATTTGGATATGAACAGTTCTTTCTACACCCGTACAGTATCTCTGAACTTTACATACCGTTTTGGCGGATATAAAAAACTGGAGGTAAAAGAAGTAGACACTTCACGGTTCGGGCATTAA